CATATGAGATATATGATTGCTACCAGATCATAGTTAACGGAAATAAAAGAGCTACACATATGTGTGGCTCTTTTATTAAAAAAAGGTGTTTCGCTTCACGAAACCCGTTATANTTTCAACTANACAAACAAGAAACAAACAAGAAACAAGCTGAACAATGCTTGACAAAATGAACCTTAAATATTAACTTATATGCAAGATATAAAGAACAATATTAACAATACATAAGTATTGATATTGCTGAACTAAGGGATGGAAGTATCCGTAAGGACTTCAAGGTTATATCTTATCGACATATGGTGATCTACCTTTTGACATCCCTTATACTTTAGGTAAGTGGTAAAAGGAAGTAGTGCCTAGCTTCACTAAGCACTACTTTCTATATTTATGGATTTTTTATTTTAAAAAAGAGGATCAAATATGAAATGCAAACATCACCCAGAAGCAGAACTAGAAGTGGTAACTACTAAAGTACATATATTTTCAACTNACAAAAAACACTTTGTAGATTATGAATATTGTACTGAATGCTTCATCGAACACGAAAACGGCAAACCAATGAAACACGATTTAATATCAGAAGAAATCGACTATTGGGAAGAAAAAGCCGATAATTACATACAAAATCAAATAAAAGAAAGGACATAAAAGTATGGATTATTCAAATAAAACAAACANNTTTATGGATTCTTTAANACCNATAACACATAAAAGTTATAATAGTAAAGAGGAAAACATTGAACTAGCCTTCAAAACTTTAGAAGGCTCAATAAATGATATGAATGAAACATCACAAGAGATTGATGAAATATGGTCTAAAGTGGACACTATACTATATAATATAGAAAGTGGACAAAAAAGACTTATGAAAAAAATCGACACAATGAAAAGATCTATCAAAGATCTTGAGGAGTTATTATGAGCGTTAAACTCTATACTGGAGTAGCTAAAGGCTTGGGATACACAGCCTTTGCTATAAATCAATGCTTTAGAGCTGTTAAAAGCGGTTCTAAAGCAGTTGCAGAAACAATAACTAATACTAAGAAATACAAAGTAGAACTTATTGTTGAAGGTGCAACACTAAAAACAAAAGAAAATCAAACAAGTCAGGATGTTATACGGACAATAGAGAATATGGAAGATTATGGAGTAACTGGCGTTATCATACACGAACAGAGTAAGGTATGATAATAATACAGTTAATAGAAATAATAATAAACATATTCATTCTAACGCTATCAACATTCTTACTAATGATAAGCGTATTAGGATACATAGCTATCTATGATAAACTAAAAAAAAGGAGAAAAGAAAGTGCTTAAAACAGCTCAATCACCAGATAAGCGACCTGCTATAGCATTTGACAATAAAAATGAGATACAGGCTATAATAGACGCTTTAAAAGCATATCGTTATGGACACATAGATATAAAAAACAAAGAAGAAATTGAATTTTATAGGAAACTAGAAGATATTGCTGAACAATGTATGAAAATGTTTAATAAAAAAACAAAAGGGATACAAAATGACTCTGAGTGCTAAAACAAAAAAAGAAGATAAAGGTAAAAAAATTATCTTTACTGAAATATACAAAAAAGTACCACCAGCTAGATTAACCTTCAGATCTTTATACTTAATGTATAAGGAAATGTACGATGAGGGTAAACTAGTTGAAAATGGTGCTGCTCATCAAAGAATGAAGACTTTTAAGTCTAAAATCATAAACTCATTAGGGAGGAAATAACAATGCCAGACTATGTTGATACAATGATGTATGTAGGAGAAATGCCTTGGCACAAACGAGGCGTAATGGTAAGAGAGGCTCCCAGTATAAAAGATGCTGTAGAACTAGCAGGTTTAAACTGGGGAGTCGAAAAAGCACCTACTTACTTCAAGCAAGATAAAGGATATTGGCGTTTTGGACCGATAAACAGTTCAATAGAAAAACAAACAGGACATTATGTAACATATAGAACAGATACTGATGAACCATTAGGTAATGTATCATCAAGATACGAAATCTTACAAAACAAAGATGCCTTTGAACCATTCGAGCCTATGATAGATATGGGATTCAAACTTGAAACTGCTGGAGCAGTACAAGGAGGAAAAAAGATATGGGTTCTAGCTAAAGCACCTAACAGATACACAGTAGGTGATGATAGTATAAATCGTTATGTATTTATGTTTACATCACACGATGGAAGTACTGGTAACTGCTTTAGAGACACAATGATAAGAATCGTATGTTACAATACACTTGATTATGCTTTAAGTAAAGACGGTACATTTCAATACAGTCTTAAACATACAAGTAGTATCAAACAAAAAGTAATGGATCTAAAGAAAACAATAGCTAAAAGCGAAGGAAACTTTACTAAGGCTATCGACAATATGAACAGGTTTCAAGATGTTAAAATGAATCCAGACTTACTAGATACATATTTAGAAGCTGTAATACCTTTCTTAAAAGACAGACATAAGGAAAGTATACCAGAAATGAACATATATGTTAGAAATACTGCTAAACCAGTATACGATAGACTAAAGCAATTATTCTATAATGGACAAGGAAACAAAGGCAAAACATTATGGGATGCTTATAATGCTGTAACTGAATACTATACGCACGATAAACAATACAAAGATTGGGTACAAGCTACACAATTTGGTGCTGCTTATAGATATAAAGTTAAAGCATTTAACATAGCTTCAAAGTTCACTAGTTACGATAAACAGTTTCTAGTAAACGGTCAAGCATAAATAACATAGAAAGCAGTACTACCTACTACACACACATCTAGGAATCCGCATATCCTACATAAGTGCTGCTTTCTATATTTATAGAAATATTTAATAAAATAACAAAAGGATAATAAATGGAACTAACAGAGTTTTATAAAACACTTAGAAATGAAGAGTATAAACCTTATGTAGAAAGTAAGGGTGGAGGATCTTTCAAAGCTGATTACTTAAGCTGGGCAGTAGTACACGACAGACTTAAACAAAACTTTCAGTATGTTGAATACAAAGTACACGAATATGTTGTATGTATTAACGAAAATAGCTTTACAATACCTTATATGCTGTTACCAAATGGAACTGCAATGGTAAAAGTTTCCTTAACTGTTACAGACAACCAAGGAGACGAACATACACATACAGAATGTTTAGCAGTTCGTGACTTTAAAATGCAAGCTGCAACAAAACCAGATGCAGCACAAATAGAAAATACTATCAGACGCTGTATAGCAAAAGCTGGTAGTATGCTAACAGGATTCGGAATTGAACTATGGTTTAATGAAGACATCCGTGACCTTGACTACAAACCCGAAACATTAATCAACGGAAAAGCTCCTGAAGAGGGACATATAACAGTTGATCAAAATGTTAAACTAGAAAGGCTAAGTAGGGATCCAGTATTTGCTGGAACCGATACTCAAGCAAAAGTAAAGAAATTGATAGACTCTAATCCAACAAAAGAAAAAGCAACAGATGCTATTGATAAATTGGATAAGAAAATCAAGGAACTAAGAAAGAAAAACAAGGAGGCAAAATAAATGCCAGCAATACACGAAACTACAGGAACTGTAAAGGCAGTAAATGTAGAATACGATGTGGACAAAACTTGGGGAAGTTATAAACCTCATTTCGATATGTTTCTAACTGTTACATATAACGATGGACAGAGTTGGGATAAAACATTAGAAATATTCGGTAATGTAAAAAAGAACCTTCCCGTAACTGATCAAAAATCTTGGGGATCAGCGTTTAAACTACGAACATTCTTTGAATCCTGTACAGGAAAAAAGAATATGATAATGTCAGACGGTTACAGCTTACCCGATTCAATATTTGATGAGGTAATAGGTAAACAGTTTATGGTGGCTGCATACAAAACAAATAAGATGAAGAAGAGTGGCAAACCATTCTGGAACACTTATTCAATAGTAGCACCACCTAATGCATTACCGGGAACTTTAAAGAATAAAGTTCTTAGCGATGTAGAAAAAGGCTGGATTAAAAACTATCAATCAGATGATCCTTCAAGTGATTTTGATTTTGTTAATATACCTCAAGAACAAAAGAAAGCTGAAACCGAAACGGATTCAGCTAACTTTGATCTAGATATATAATGTTAGTTGAGTGGTAGATAGTACAGGGGGAATAAGATATGCCAGTAAGCGTAATTTACGCCCCCTAGTACTTAAAAAAAGGAATCATAATGCAAAATAAAGAATGGTATTTAGAATATGCAACTGGTAGCGTTAGCAACAGAAACCAGCTATGCAAACTGGAAGACTTTCCAGAAATAGCAAAAAAAAGTGCAGGTGGAGAAATATACAGAAGTATGTTTCTATACGCACCCGATATTGTACCATTTATAGCTGAGAATGGAACAGTCACAGGCTTTAATGGAGTACAAGCTGTAGATAAAATAGTTATAGATGTAGACTATATTAAGGACAGAGAAGACGGAGGAGCATTAACAAAAAAAGCCGTATATAAATTACAAGAAAAAATGATAAGCCTAGATATAAGAGACTACCATTACCAAATATGGTTCTCTGGAACTGGCTTTCACATACATCTTGCTAATGTATACGGATTTGAACCATCTATAAATTTAGCTAAGCAAGTGCGTGCTACAATGCAAAGGGATTTTGGAGACTGTATAGATCTAATATACGACTCCAGAAGACTAATAAGATCAGGGTATTCTTACAATACAAAATCTGGACTATTTAAAGTTCCAGTACATCATATGGATTTTGAAGAATACGACTATGAAACAATATCACAACATGCAACAAAACTAAAAGGAGCTTCGAGCCCAACCCCAATAAAACACGAAATTGTACCTTCTTGCGTTCCTATGGATATGAGCCGTAAGAACGCTGCAGAAGTAAGAAAAGTGTTTGACAATGCAAAGGGACAAACCAGTAGATATATTACTTGTGCACAGCACATATATAATGCAGGTTATGTACCTAAAAACAGACATAAACATTTACTAGCACTAGCTAGTATCTGGCGTAAAAAATGGGGACTAGATAAACACGGATGTGATAACTTAGCTAGAGCCTATATGGCTAAAATGGATAATCCATTACCTGCTGAAGAAACAAGTAAAATAGTATCTGATGTATTCAAAAGTGATTATAACTATGGATGTAACCATCCTACGTTAGAACCATATTGCGATAGCAAATGTATACTATTTAGATACAAAAACCTTGATGAAACAGCAGAACTACTTACTGCAGAAGATATGGTCAATCAACTTATAGAAAGTATAAACTCTGACTATACTGATAGATCATTTAACTTACAGGAAGTATTTCCGTTTCTACCACAGAAACATATGTTTAATACAGGACAACTTATTACATTAATAGGTGATACTGGATTAGGCAAAACAGCATTTATACAATACTTAATAGTAAAGCTTAATAAAATAAAGACATTGTTTTTCTCACTAGAAGTAGATGATAAAACTATGACTAGAAGATTTATTCAAGCTGGATTAAGTATGACCAAAGAAGAGACACTAGAAAAACTAAAAAATCCAACTATAGCAAAAAACGCTATTGATTCAATATCCCATATAAAACTTCAATGTTCCAGTCCTGATATACAAGACTTAGGAACATTCATAGGGGAAAGTGAAGCTAAAATAGTAGTTGTTGATACAATTGACAGAATACCAGCTAAATACGCTGGTAAAGACGACTTTGCTAGACAAGAAGTTATAGCAAATGGATTAAAGGATATAGCTATTAAGCAAGATGTAATTGTGTTAGCAGTACATCATATATCCAAAAGTGCATCTTATGGAATAAGAGACGGTCAGCGTTTAGATGTTCATAGTGGTAAAGGAAATAGTGCTATAGAGCAAAAATCAGATCAATATATAAGTTTCGAAGGAAGTAAAGAAAATAAGCAAAGAATTATAGAATCATTAAAAGCAAGAGATGAGACTAGCTTTAAGCTTATTGTCAATTACAACTGGGAAACTTTTACATTCGATAAACTAAACTAAACACATAAAGCCAACAGTAATAAAACCGACTGTGTGCAAAGGAAACTTTATAAAGCCGGATTGTGTTTATTGTAAGTGAGGGTATAGTAGCGTGAGTACTCGGAATCCTGTCTAAAATTGGCTGTCAGGCTTGCCCTCACTTTAAAATTAACAACAGAAAGGAGGTATAATGAAAAACATAGATGAATGGAAAATACTAGGTTTTCCTTTACTTAAGATAATAAGTATAAATAAACCTGCTGATGACTTATTGCTTTTTCACGCAATACACTATAAAATAATAATATTCAGTATATTTTTATTAGGTGTAGGGTTCTCCTCACATAAAACACTAGGAGACGACTGTATCATTATTGAAATAGGAATAACAAAACTAGAAATATTTACAACATTCACAGTAAAAAATAGGTGGTTCAAATGAAAGTAACAAAAATGCCTAAAGGTAAAAGAATGGCTCAATTAATAGAAAATCTAGCGACATTAGAAAGACTAGAGTTTAAAAATATGAGCACAGAAGGAAAAAAACACTTAGGAAAAATATGGAATTTATTAGGTATGCCATCACAGGAAGAAATAATTCCCGGTGTGGATATGAATAAACCATTTAAACTTAAAAACCAAGGAGAAGAAGAATGAAATTTCCAGATTATAAAGAACTTTCAAGAGAAGAATTTGAAAAACAAATACTTAAATATTGGCATCACAAAGCTAATAAACTACTACTTGGAAGAAAGATTGTAAAAGTAGAATATATGACACCTGAAGAAACAGAAGAATGCTATTGGCATAATTCTCCAGTTTTATTCAAGCTCGACAATGGAGTTTGGGTAACACCCCAATCTGATGATGAAGGTAATGACGGTGGAGTAATATCTACCTACAATACTAAAACAAAAAAATCAGAAACATTACCAGTAATGAGGTACTAAATGAAAATAGAAGAAAAAATAGAAATAGTAGCAGATCATTTAACTTACGAAACAACTGATAAAGATCGTTTTGAGGAAATTAAACATCTGCTTGAACAAATATATGAAGAAATTGGATGCGATCTAGATATAGAAGAAGATTACGAAACTTTATTTAGAGCTGATTCACCTTACAACCTAGAAAAAAGACAAAACCCAAACATATACGAAAGGAAATAATTATGGGATACAGATCAGAAGTAATTGCTGGAGTTCCATTAAAAGACAAAAAGAAAGCACTTCAAATAATAGAAGAATGGGATCAAACAAGTGAAGATAATCCTGTTAAAGACGATGAAAGAGATTTCTTTTATATGAGAGCAGAATATTGGAAATGGTATAATGGTTACCCAGACGTAGATAAATTTGAAAAATTCATTGGAGAAAATGAAGACAGATTTATGATAGCTTTAGGAGAAGACGGTGCTGTTCATTCTACAATGGGAGAGCCATTTATGCACGAAATATGGGAAATATCTTATTTAGATAATTCTATAAAATGGGAGGAACGTAATGCAGCAAACAAATAAAACTAGATTCATAGACAAACCAACAATAGATATTATAAAAACACTCTTAAAGAAACACCCTCATCTTAGAGACAATGATAATAAACTGATAGCTAATATATGGTACTTAAAATCACCAACACTTAGCGAAGGAGCCTTAGATTTCTTAAATGAAATAGCACAGGGCAAACTTCCTTCATCTGAATCAATAAGAAGATGTCGTCAAAAAGTACAAGAGTTAGACAAGGACTTACGAGGAGAGCTTTGGAATAAGAGACACGGAATGCAAGATCAGGTAAAGGAAGAGCTAAGAGAGATAGCTACAGACTATAAAAAACAAGGTGTTACGTTCTAAATAATATCATATATTAAACTAATAAAGAGGATATATAAATGAGTGGTAAAGCACCTAAACAAAAAGGAAACCGAATTGAAAGAGAGTGCGTAAACCTCGCCAAAGGGTACGGATTTGAATCCCGTAGAGCTTGGGGATCTGATGGTAGATCCCTAGGCTGGCATGAAGAAGTGGATATGACTATCACCATAGGAGACAGCATAAAACACGATTTATTTAAATTCCAAGTAAAGGGTCGTAAGAAAATTGGAGAACTATATAAACCATGTGATCATGTATATGGACAAATTCTCAAAGAAGATCGTAAAGAACCCTTAGTGACTATACGATATAAAGACTTGTTAAGCCTCTTTAAGAGGTTAACAGGATAATACAAATAACTTTGTATGTGTAAACATAATAAAGAAATTTGTAACAAATGAAAGATAGGGGACTGGTTGGTATTAGTCCCCTGTCAAACAAAAAAGGGAATCAAATGATAATACAAAAAAGCAAAGTAAAGAAAATATTCAATGCTAATGGAGTGCAGCTAGGAGCTGGAGCTATTGAAAGCATAAACAGAGAAATAATAAAAACAATTACAAGAATGGCTAATAAATGTAAAGAAGGCAATGTTAAAAGAATATTACCTGATAATTTCTGGATTGCTCTTGGAGATTACGATTTATATGGGAAAGACTATTAATAAAGAACTTAAGTAAACTGACGCAGAAGACACTAGAGGTATAGAGAAGATGAATCGGTTAACCCCTCGACCTCTTCTGCTGACGTTTAAAGGAAAAACAAACAATGAAAAACGAAGAGTCGTTTGAAGAAGAACTTATGAGAAAGTGTCAATTATTAATTGATACTTTAGATAGAATAATAACAACAAATGCTGACAGCGGTACTCTTAAAAAGATCGCTAGTCAAGCACTAAATCACGTATTAGAAAAGGAATAATAAATGAAAGATACAATACTATGGTATGCTTGGGAAATGTTTACAGGATCAGAAGCTAACGGATGGTGGCTTATGATGTGCGTACTAGCAATCACATTAATAACATTTATATACCAAAACGCAAAGAGAGATAACAAAGTAAATCTTTTACTAAAACATTTCAATATTAAATTTGATGAACAAACTGTTTTAGATAAAGTAAAAAAGTTATTTAACAAATGAATAATAACGAAGAAATAATTAATCTAATTAGAGAGAGACTGGATAAAGGGAAACGAGAATACGGAAAAGAAATTGACATATACGATGGTAGAGACTGGAATAAAGAAGCACTAGAAGAACTATTAGACGCTTGTGTCTACTTATCGGCTAGTATACTTAAAATAATAAAGTCTGACTCAAGACTGATTAATATATTATCAAAAGAAAATAAAGAGGATTAGTATGGCTAAATACATAAATGCAGACTTAAAAACAATTGATAAGTTTGAAGACGTAATGCTATCATCTGATAAGTATACAAAAAACTTTGAAAAATGTTTAGAGTTAGCTGTTAATAAGATATTTGATAAAAAAACCAATAAATCACTTAACATAAAATCAACACTTGGTTATTTTATGAAAAAATATTATTGGTCACACGAGCAAATAGAATCAGACAATCTTCCTATTGATAATATCTGTAGGGATTTTAATATAACAATAGACGAAAAAAGTAATATGTATATATTGTAAAACAACTTAGGGCATAAAAATAAAAACAATTAGGTAATCAACGATGCGAAATAAAATTAGTATAATATCTCTGTGTCGTTGATAGGCAGTTATGCCATTGCCCTATTTAATTAAGGAAGTTTAGCATCCATTAGTACTTGTGGGATTGCANATAAAGGTCAGACCTTTATCTTCCTATAAACCTTAAGGAGAAACAAATGCACTTAGACCCAACAATAATCAGAACCAGAACCTCTACTAGCTTAGTAAAGCTTCTAGGTAAATGTAAAAAGTATTTAACATATAAACAAAACCTCGATACTAAAGAAGCTGATGATCTTCTATATAGAATAGAAAAAGCTGAGAAAGTTCATAAAGAAGAAATGGAAAGAGTCGGTTATAGAAAATATGAAGAATAGAGTGTAACAAAAAGGGGGCGGCTTAGTGCTGCCCTTTTTTTTAAATACTGCCTAAGGCTTCTTCAGCCTCTTCGGCTTGTAATGATCTACGCTTTACCCTTTCAAGTCTTGAATTTACCTTGTTTATTGGCAACCTAAACAATACTTCACCTACTCTTTCAGGTCTTTCATAAATCTGCTTACCCTGCCTTACAGCTCTACCGAATGGGAACATAGTATATGCTGTATAGTCACTAAACTTTTCCCAGTCACCAGTCATAAGCTCTATCATAGCTTCAGGAACTCTAGCTATAGGAGGCTTTAATAAATTAGCAGGACCAAGCTTAGATCCAAAGAAAGCCATATCACGCTCACGTTTATCTCCATATAACCAATCAGCTAATGATTGGATCCAATCATAAGGTGGAGCTAGTGCAGTATCAAATATACTAAACATAAAAGCACCACCTAATGCCATCATAAACATATCAATCATAAACAAATCTTTAAATCTTTCGTACTCTGGTGTTCCATTCCTAAAGCCATAAAGCTTTGCCTGATTGTAAAATTCTTTACGTACTCTTATTGAGTTCCAAACAAATAACTTAAATCTAGATAAAACTTTGCCAGTAGCTGTTCTCATAAAAGCAGGTCTTTGAGCATTTTGATATAAGAACTGCGTATTCTCTATACCCTTTAAAGCCATTTCAAAAACAAAGTCATCTGATATATTTAAATTTTTACCTTCAGGTCCAAACTTATCAACAGCTTGTAACCCATGAGCTATAAAAGCATTCAAACGATTAACTCTTTCAGAATGCTGCATAAAGAAACCACCGTACTTTACCATAGTATCTTTAACACCATAACGATTAACAACCTGAAGTACACTTTCTTCACGTTCCTTACCACGACCCTTAATAGCTTTACTTATGTCACGGGAAAAATCACTAATATTAACACCAGCCTTTTTAAGACCGTTCTTTAAAGGCTCATTATATTCAAATTCATTTTGAATAAAATCATCCATAACACCACGTTCTTTAAGCCACTCAAATAAATCTTTTTTATTTTTAACCTGCGTACCATTAAACAATTTTAGTACAGCTTCTCCCTTATCATTAGATAATAATCTTTCAAATATTTTTTTATCACTAAAAGAATTTCTAAAATTTCTAAATCCAGCACTAGCAATAGTCATCATATTGCCACTAAATATATTAGTAGACCAAGTACCAGTATTGGCTAGTAATGTCATAAGCTCATACTGTGCTTCCATTCTTCCAAAATCGTGTATCTTTCTAGAAAAGTACTCTTTTCTTGCAACCTTATCTTTAGGAGCATCCTTTAAGGTTTTACCAACAAAAGGAACCTTATTCCACTTCTTTGACTGCCAGAGCTTTTCATAAGCCTTAACCATGTTCTGATCAGATGTTAAGTAAAACATATTTCTTTTATCTTTTAAATATAAAGGATCTATGCCTCTTTCTATTTCTATCATTATTTCTTGAGGAAAATAAGACTGGTGTCCAAGTACACTTTGCATATATAATTTAGTGTAATCAGCCCATACATCTACATAATTATTGTAACGTTTACTTTTACTAAACTTCTTTTTCTCAGCTTTGCTTGGCTTGTAATCTTTCATTCTATGCTTCATATTGCTTATTTCATAATCACCTTTAATAGCCACAAGGTTTTTATACCACCCATTAATAAGCTTAGAGTGATAATCTGTAATTACTTCAGGACTTTTATCATAGCCTTTTAAATCAAATAACCTAGCTTCTAATGCACCTATCTTACTATCAAAGCCTAATTCACTTAGCTTTACATCAAGATCTGCGTCTGTTAAATCTCTGTGATCTATAAGATCTTTCATATTAAAAAACTCTGTAGAAAACTGTGCTTTTCTTTCCATTAACTTAATGAATTTTGCCCTAGCCTTGTCCCCTACTTTTTCAGATTCAATCCATTCTTCTGGAGTAATGTTTTTTCTATCTTCAGCATTCTTATCTAAGTATTCTTGTGCAACTTGCTTCTGTAGTTTTAAAGATTCTTTATTAACAGACTTAACAAATTCACGCTGTGCTGCTTCGTTGTGACCAAAATTTTGATGAGGAAAATATTGCTCTGTATTCTTTTCACCTACGCCAGAAAATCTACTTTTACCTAAACGATAGTTTCTAATAAATGTACCCTTATTTATCTTTGAATCTTTTTTAGATTCACGCTCAAAATAATTCATCATTCTTTTTTCATATTCATATCTCTTTAATCCATCAATACCTACTGTTCTAATTAATTCAGAGCTTGTTATGTCTTTATCTAAAACTGTATCTCTAAAATGCTTAAAATCAAATACACCCTCTTTATTCCAACGCATATANTTATTCATNTTGCCCNTAGTATCTTTATACCAAGCATTAAAATTATCATCTAACTTCCAACTACCAGTATTATCAGATACCTTCTCACCTTTAGAATCAAAAGTGTAAATCCATTTACTACCTCCATCTTTAAAAAANCTAGTTAATTCAGCATCTAGTTTNTTCAAAACAGGNGACAGGTTTTCTTTGTTGCCTGATTCTCTAGCATCTATAAGTTCTTTAAACAATTCAGTTCTTTGATTCCTTGTATATTTAGAAAGAATATCACTAATAGGCTTTATAACTATATCAGCTGCGTTTCTATCTTTAGAAACACCACGCTCAGACTTAAGAACATAATTAGATATAGCACCGATAGGAGACATAAACCTGTAAACAGGCTCTCTACGTATTTTACCAGATCCGTGCTTTACAGGAGCATAGTATGTTTTGTATTTATTAATCATACCTTTCATAGCCATTTCACTATCAACAAATCTAGGATCTAAATGCCAATATTTTAATTTAAACTCAAGGTTATTTGGATCGTGAAACTGTTTCATAAATCTATTAATAGCTACAATGTCTTCCATCTTAAGATCTGTAGCACTTCTTGGTATGCCCCTACCAGTTAATTCTCCAGTAAAAAACTTAAACCATTCATTAAAATTCTCAGCTACAAAAGGATTCTCATCTAAAAATTTTCTAAACTTTTTAATCTCTTTTACTTGTGGCTTGTTTATAGCCATCATATCCAAAGCCTTAGATTGTATAACTTTTTCTACTGTGTTAATAACTTCTTTCTTAGGCTTAGAAACAAAAACCTCTGTAGGAATACCAGCTTCAAGTTGCATATCTGCTTCTTTATCTACAGATCTATTATAAACATCTTCTATTTTTGAATAAAATTCACGCCTTGCAAAAGGATCTATACGTTCAGAACCATGTATTAATTTTTGATAATTAATTATAGGATAACCACTCTTTCCCTTGGCACCTGTTATTGGAGAAAGTAAAATAGTATGAAAATACTTCATTAAGGGTTCTGGATTTATATTATATTTATCAGCTAAATCATTAATACGCTTATTACCTAAAGCAATAGCTGTATCTATTTCAGCAGCAGGTACTCTATCTATAATCATTTTATTTAGCTTTTTATTCATCCCCATTATTTGAGGAATAAATTCTTTAATAATATTGCCTTTAATCCCTTTATTTATTAAAGACTGATGTATGTCTAGAAAATGTTTATTTGCGAGCTCTATGGTAGCAATTTGCCCCATTCCTTTGCTATATGATTCCAAAGCAAAAGGTACACGATTTGAATTTAATGCGGTACCTATTTTGCCTAAAGAAGATATTAACATATCACTAGTTAAAATACCCATATGATCATTTATAAAAGTTTGAATTTCTCTATTAGAATAAGAAGCTAACTGCCCTGTTTCAGTAACTTTTGATAAAGCTATTTTATTTATTCTATTTTCATACTCTCCTTTAGTTTCATAATCTTTTTCAGCTTTATTTCTTCTTCGAAAAAATTTTGTATGAGCTGTTTCATGTTCAATTACAAACCTTTCAAATTGTTCGTATGTTTTAAATTGATCTTTTTGTAATGGAAAAACGCCTTTAACCTTTGGCTTTGTCCAAGCTTTTTCTTGGTATTTCTTTTTTAAAAGTTCTCTATCTATAGTAATTATTTTATTTTTTTTATTAACACTTGCAGCAACAGTATCTTTTTCACGCTTTCTGCCAGTAGGTCTGTATTCTATTTTATAACCATTTATTGTTTTTGGAAGAGGATCTTTTTTTGAAATTGCAGAACCTACACCAACTTCAACATCTAAATCTCTGTAAAACTTTTTGTAAGCTTCTTTAAGATTATTAAATCTAAAACTTGCAAAATTTACTCCAGCTTTATTTAACCTTAACGGCAATGAAGTAATGACAGATGTTTTAAAAGCATTATCACCTAAAGCTTTAGCAGATATTTTACTATTAACAAAAGCTAGATCATATATATTCATAGCATCTTTTGGAAATTCATTTACAAGAAGATTTAATTTTTTATCAGCAGGTTGTGTTATATTTGTAATTCTTTTTTGACTTCCATCTAAATAAACATTTGCACTTTCCCCCGGTTCTAACCCTATATAAGATTTCCATTTTAGATCACCAACTATTTTATTGCCTTGCTTTTTTAATGGTTCAGGAGGTTTAAATCCACCTACGGGATTTCTTTGACGACCAAACAAAGGATCTATTCTTTGAGAAGAAATAGTTCTTGTTCTAGACCTAGGTTTAGCAACATTTACTGATTGAGCTAATAGTCCTAAAGAACCATTAAAATTTTCATTAATAATATCTTGATATTTTTTCTCACCAGAACTAATCATTTTACCCGGAGCATATTCAGCAGCAAGTCTAGCTAATCTATGAGCATGACTATCAATTTTATTTGGCTGGAAATACTTTAAAGTTTTACCTATAAGACTTCCTTTTTGCAAAGCTTCAACAATTTTCTGTCGTCTTTCTGGAAAAACTTCTAAATGATCAGTTCCTCTTATCCAATTTTCATAGCTATTATTAGCATCTTCTCTGCTCTCTGCTTTTATAAAACCTTGCTTTCTATACCATTCAGCTCTTTTTGGATCTTTATTAAATACCGCAGGATCAATAAAAGGATTCCCAAAAGTACTTCCTCTCATTGTTTCTATACCTTTATCACTTACTCGAGGAGGTCTAGCTAATTCATAAACATTAACATCAAACATTGAATCAAATAACATATCCCTAAATCTAGTATAAGGAATAACAGTAGGATCGTTACTTGCGTCAGCTGATTTATTTACTATTTTATATATAAGGTCACGAAAGTATTGTTCATTAGGAACGCCTTCAACATTATATTCTTTTAAAGTAACATCGTTTAAATAAGTCTTACCAGATTTAGCATCGTAAAAAGGAAAAGAATAAGAACCTCCTTTTGCTTTTACATAATCAACCCATTGTCTCATTACAACAGCAGAAGACAAACCATAGCCTAACCCGTTTTTACCACTTGCAGCTCCTTGTGCAGCAATGTGTCTGTAAGCTGGTGAAAATTTAAAGGCATTGTAAAACTCAAAATTAGGTTCTTCCTTTTTAACACCTCTAAATCTTTTCAACACTTCTTCAGGCTTGCCTTTTATGATTGCACTTTTTTCATGAAACTGACTATCTAATTCGTTAGCATATTTCTCATTGTATTTCTTTGGGTTGTCAGGATCTAAATGAATCCTTTCATCTGAAATTTTTTCAAAATAATTTCTTAGTTTTTCACTAAAGCCTTGAAATATTTTAATTGAATCAGCATCTTTATCAGCACCACCTAAATAATTATTGTCAAAATGATGAGTAAAAGAACCAGCTCCTCTCTGTCCTGTAAAACCTCTAAACCTAAGAACCCTTGTACCAGACATAGAATCAGCTGGAGTACGTATAACTGTTAAAGAAAAAGTATTTTTCCAGCCTTTATATTCTTTGCTGTTTTTATGCAGTCTTTCAGGATTAGATCTTTTATAATAATTCCAAGCTTCCCCTAATGTAATAGCACCTTTAGTTTTTTTAGTAGCATTTATTTTTGCTACTATATCACGAGGAAGAAACTCTGTACTAATAGGCATCAATCTAAAAGCTTCATCTAAATACAATTCACCTCTATCTAGAGTTCTCCAATCTTCAGCCTTTAAATCTCTACCCTTAGTGTCAGTTGTTATTTTTTCCCTAGGCTGACCCTTTGGTCTTTTTCTAGGATCAATATCAACATAAGCCATTTGATCTGGAGTAAAAGCCTTTAGCCAAGACTTACCACCGTGTTCAACAAATGGATTAGAATATCTTCTAACAAAATATTTTTTTAAAGCATTCCCCCAGTTTTCAATAAACATAGTATTTCTAGTAAAATACTGATCACGCATAGACTCTGATATAGATTTATTTAAATCGTGATATTGCGTATAATCAGAATCAGCATCAAACTCAAAGTCTCTATCAAAGTATCCTTCTTTATCAAGCTTGTTTATTTTGTTCATAAATAAAGCTGTCAATTTAGGATCTTCATTTCTTAAGATTCTTTCAAGAACAAAATCAACTGGAAGTTCAAACACGCCTATATCGTGTCTTTCAAATAAATCTACAAATTCATTTTGAATAGCTTCTTTTTCTTTAGCAGGTATTTTATCAAAAGACTTTAAAACATTGTTATATTCTTCAACTAATTTTTTACCTTTAGCACTTCCTAATACAGAACGATCTAAAACTTCTTTTAAATAAATATCTGCAAAACCAGATGCTTGATCTTTATTAGTCTGACCATAAAGCTGAATAGGAACCTCTTCTCCAATAACTTGTTTATAAGGCTTTTCAAAAGTACCAAGACTTAACTGTAAACTTTCTACTGGCATTTCATATGCTTTTAAATCAGTAGGAAAAATTTCAGTTTGTAAAGTTTGTTTACCTTCTTTTGTTTTAAGCCAACCACGCTGATAACCAATTTCACTTGTTTCATGCAATCCTCTAAGTTTTGCACCACTATCAAAAACAATAGCATCTATATTGTTTTGTTCCATAAACTTATTCCAAACTTCATTAGCCCTTTGTCCATTAGACTTGGTTGCTAGTATACCTAAATTTGTTCTACCTACGATAACAGGTTTATAGTGACCAGCATCAGCATCTAAACCAACGCCTTTTAAACCAGCGTCAAAAAACTTTTGTCTTATAATCATTCCACCATCAGTATCGCTTATGCCAGTCATTCCTTTTACTTTTTGAAATGCATCGTCAGATGCAATAACAATACGCATATTACCATTGGGATTAGTTTGAGCAAAGCTAGATGCAGATACGGGAGTCATTCTATTAGCCAGTAATTGCATTCTTTTATTAACATCAGCTACGCTTTTACCAAAGCCTGATGATAATAACTTACTAACACCTGTAATATCACTGCCTTTAACAAGACCGTTATTAATAGCATCATTCATAACATTAGACACCCATTTACGTTCATGTAAAGTAGTGTCACCAAATATAGGTTTTTCTGCTTCTAAAGATAATTTATAAGACTCAGCTACAGCTTCTCTAACTCTGCTGTTGCCATTAGATAATAAATCAAATAACATTTCTTTTGTTATTTGCTGGTTGCCTATTCTATCTTTAAAAGTAGAAAGCATTAAAACGCCCTTATCCTTTACGCCTGAATAAATATATTGATTCTTTTCAGCTAAAGTATCTTGCATTAAACTAATTTCTTTAGGCTCAAGATTAAACTTTATATCTTGACCTTCCATACGATGACTTAATATTTTATTAGGAACACCTTTAGAATCTATGTAATGAGTTAAAAATTGAAAGCCTTCCCCTAATTTATTTAAAGGAAGTTCTATATATCTCTCACCAATTGTAACATTATTTATTTCTTCCCCTTTAAACTTTAAATATCTTGGCATATTAACTTTATCATCAAACTTAATAGCTATTACTTCATTCATAGGTTCAGCATCTCGTAGAAAATGTGACCTTAATCTAGCTTCAGCCTCAGAACCTATTTGTTTAAAATAAGGTTTATCTTTAACTCTTCCTTTTGTATCTGGTATTAATCCTCTTGGTTCGGTTCCTCTTATGTATATATGTTTATCATCGCCAGCTGTATGCTTTAATATATAATGGTTTTCAAATTTTACTATCTCATTCGCAAAGTTTACACCCCCACCTTCTCCTTTTTTTATAGAAGCTAATTGTTCTCTTGCTTGTGATAAATTATCGACAACCCAAACATCTTGAAAATCTCCAGTTTTGTCCTTTGTCTTTGGGTTTTCATACATATCAACTTTCACATCATATATTTTTTTTCCTCTGCCACTTACCTGATCCTCACCAACAACTTTTTTAATATTTTGTATAAATAATTCTGGATCTGGTTTGTTGTTTACAATGCTTTTATCTCTGGCTTTCTCCATAGCTTCAGCGAATCTTCCAATATCAGGATATAATTTTTTATCTGCTTTTTCATAAAAACCTTTAGCTAGATTTACAATCTTTTGTCTTCTTATTTCAACTGGATCGTGAAAGTCTTCATTCTGTGGATTAGCTACAGCATTTTCACGGATTACAGCTTCTACAAATTTCTGCCTAGAAAGTTCATCTTGTAACCTAGAAGCTTGTTTTCTGTAAAATCTATTTATATCTTTCTGATCGTATCCTTCTTTTTTATGCTTATTAAAATGAGCTTCAGCTTTTGCTTTCCAAGGAGTATTTGGAAAAAATCTTTCTAAGAAACTTAGAGACATTCCTGAAGAACCAGCTAAATTTTGAGAATTTTCTTTAATGTTACCAGCTTCGTGTTCGTTAAGTATATACTCTCTAGTTTTTTCAGTATACTCTTTAAAATCTTTAGAAGACTCTGGATCTAAATTTTCACTTTGTGGTCTTTCTGGCTTAACAATCCATTCTTGAGCTGCTGCTTTATAAGCAGGTCTTGTATTATATCCAAAAAAACCACCTAATAGATATTCATATATTTGCATCTCTGTAGGTTCATTACGCAATGTAGTTGGTAAACCAGTAACCATAGAACCTAATCCAGTACGTAATATCTTCTCAGCTCTATCTATTTGTTGAGGAGTTCCTTTAAACAAATTACCTAAAGAAACAAAATTACCTATACCACCAAAAGCACCACCAGCTATAGCACCACCTATATAGCTATCAACAATAGCATCTGTCCCTTTCCAAACACTACTTACAGCACTAGCAGATGCTAAGCCTAAAGCTTCTTCTGCTATAGCTCTAGTTCTAGCTCCTCTTGCTAAAAAGTCCATAGACTCTAAACCAGTTTTCTGAAGTTGTTTATCTATTAATCTTTTTGTAGCTCTTGAAGCTAACATAGGAACAGCTATAGCATCTAATCTATCTATACCTGCTATAGTAGCCTTAGTTATAGTACCACCCAATACTTTCTTCATTTTAGTACCAGTTAACTTAGATGTAATCTTAGCTAACCCATATATAGGAGCTTTCATAATACCGGGAGCAAAACCAGCAAGATGACCAAGCTGTCTAAAAATAGCTTCACCAGTATTGCGTGGTTCTTTAGGTATTAAATCTAATGTAGTTAAACCTTCAACAAAACCAGCCGTTGCTTGTTGAAGTGCTCTTGTTACAGAAAAAGGACTTTGTTTACGTTTAAACTCTATTAAGTTATCAGCAGCCAAACGCTCAAGTTCGTCTAACTGATCTTGATTAAACATATCAGGATTAGCTCTGTACTGACTAATTAAACCCTGTACTTTTTGAGCTTCATATGGAGAAGGCATTAAGCTAACTCAGTTGTATACTTTCTATTTTCCCAATCAAATATATCTAATCCTTCTTTTCTTGCATCCCTAAAAGCATCTCTAAAAGATTGAGCCTTAGTGCTTTGCTTTGGATAAATAGGATACATATTCTTATCATGTCTTAAGGGACCCATAGGGATCGAAGGTCCCGGAACGTTTGATGGTCCTTGAAGGGTTGAGGGTCTTGAAGAAGTTGACCAAGCCGAAGAAAGTGGCGATGGAGATTCTTTAAAAGGTCTTGCAACTTTACTAATAAAACTTTTAAACTTTTTAGTCTTTGTGGGTTTTTCTGAAATTGATTCTTTATCAGAAATATATTTTAATACATTTTCTTTCATTTTATCTGCTGTAGTATCATAAGCGTGCTCATCAAACCAAGGGTGATAAGCTCTAGTGCCTCCTGTCCAGTGTTCGTCATCTCTGTTCCAAAAAGGAGTACCAGTACTTTTAGGATCATTAGAATATTCAGTTTGTTGAGTAGCTCTATTCTCATTCCACCAATTACTAAAACGATTATCTCCGGGAAGAGTTGGTCTTCTACCTGCTGGATGAAATGAAGGAAGCCATCCACCTAAAGCCATATCTGCTTTTATATAAGGATTAATTTTCTCTGGATTCCCCCGATCCCTAGCTTGATGACCAGCAAAATAATGAAGAATTTCATGAGGCAAGGATCCTTCACCTCCTTCTGGATAATGTATCTCCCCAGCCCCCCACGGATCACCGACAGGCAAACCAGATCCCCTATAAAAAGCACCTACATTTTTATGGGCATCATGTTTTCCAGTTTCTTTTTTCCATGAGTCTTCTGAATGAACTTGTTGTTTAATATTACCTGCTCTTACATCTGCTAATAAATCATCATATGTTTTTGTTATAGAAGGTCTTTGACGTACCCAATCTTTTAAAAGACCTTCATTCGCCATTGTAAGCTGTAGTAGATTAGTATAATCTGGTGGCATTAAAAACCTGCCCTTACACCCATATTAATAACATTTGGATTACCAGCTGTAAGTTGTAATAATGGGTTGCCAGATCCTCTCCTCCAAGCTGCACTCATCATATCTAAAAAGCCGGGTCCAAACTGACCACTACCTCGTAAACCAGTTTCATAAGTATTTTTAGCTGTTTTATAAACACGCCCTGCTCCTTCAGCTCCTCTTTCAAAAACACCTCCGGGTCTTACAGCACTCTGAAGACCTCTCTTTGCTGCACTAGCTCCCCTAGCTCCATAACCCAATCCTTTTCCAACCATAGACCCTACAGCAGCAGGATTAGATAAAGCTAATAAACCACCTGCAGCCAAAGGTATTCCAGTTCCTAAACCACCTGCAATTCTTTCTGATTTTGTTTCTCCAAATACAGATTCACCTCTTGATCTTGGTCGCCATTCATTAGGCAACATACCAAGCATAGCTGTATCTGCTAAATCAAAAGCAAATTTTTTCAAAGGTTTTGATTCTCTAGCAAATTTAAAACCATATTGTTTAGCCAACATAGCTATTTGTTCAGCTTGCCTATCCGTAAACTGTCTTGGGTCGTTTTCGTATTGGTACATTAAAGACTGTATTAATAATGGATTCATTATTGTCCTCCATAGGGTTGATTCATTTCTTGGTTAAGAACAGATTGAAGAGTAAACTGTCCAGTGCCTTGAGTATAAGGCATTAATGAAGACATTAAAGATAATTCTTGAGGAGTTTTTAATTTGCCAATAAGACTAGGATCAATCATAGGAGGTTCAAATCCTGAACTTTTACGCATTCTTTTAGCTGCTTCTCTTGTATCTGTTGCACGAAAAGCTTCTCCTGTTTTTGGATCACTGTAAGCTAACCAAGGCATTGCTTGCCTTAACCAGCTATCATCTAATTTATTTTGAATCTTAGCTATTTCGCCTTCTTCTTGAGACATTTTTAATTGTTGTTGAGCTATACCTTGAGTAATATCCTTTTGTCTTTTAGACTCTGCTAATTGTCTAGCTTCACCCCTATCAAATCTGCCTTGAACTCTTTCAAATTCTTTATCTCTTTGTACAATTTGTCTATTAAATTGTCTAGCATTTTCTTGTAAACGTCTATTAGACATTACATAATTTAGTAATGTATCTTGAAGTGTTTTAGATACTTCAAAGCCTACTAGTGCTGGATCTATTGCCATAATATACTCCTATTAATTTTTTTAATCATATGGATCACTTGGATCAAAACCATCGTCTTGATCGCCCTGATCAAAAACATCTTTACTCACCCAAGAAGAACCATCGTAATACCAAGTTGATCCCTGATTATCATAAGCATCTCCATATACAGGAGAATCAGGTGGTTGCCAAGTTGGATTTGTTGTATTTGGTGTTCGACCCGTTGGATCAAATCCACCCGGAGTAACTGTAAGCTCTCCAGCTTCTCCTGATGCTATCAAGTTACCTAAGGCACTAGTTAAAGCATCTTGGTATCTATATTGTTCTTGAAGAACATCGCTCTTATAACCAGATACNCCTTGTTGTACAGCTGATTCATAAGCACCTCTTGCTTGACCAACTGCTTGTTGTTGTCCATACTGGGCTCTCCCAAAACCACCACCCATAGTTCCAGCTAACCCTTGATTTCCAGTCATTCCAAGTAAATTCTGTCTTCCTGTAAGTGCTTGACCTTGCATACCAAAACCAAGCTCAGATCTTGCTTGTCCAATTTTTTGTTCCATTTGTCCCGGATCTGGTAAGAAAACTCTTGATTCATCATCTAAACCAGAAACATCTATATTAGCAAAAGACTTTAAAAAGCCTTCAGCTGAATCCCAATTAGCTGGAGGTACTCCACCAGCAGGTGTAGAAAACCAATCGGGACTATAATTATTATTAGTATTATAATTTTGATTTCCAGAACTAGGTTGGCTAGGTTGATTAGGACCAGCTGCGTAATTATTTTGATAGGGATCGTATGCCATAATTAACCTCCTGCTCCAAACATCAACCTTCTTGCATTATAAGGAATAAAAGGCTGTCGTGCGATTCCAGACATACTTCCTTTATTCTTAGAAGTGGCTTGTTGTTGAGCTACTTGTTTAGCTATTCCAACTAAAGGATTAGAACTAGAATTAAAATTTGTTAACCCAAAAGGATCTAATTCATTTTGATATGAATCGTATTGCAGTGCTCCTTCTCCTTGAGGAGAGCCTGTACCAAGAATTTGATCAAATACGTTATCTGCAGTTTGAGTTCCTGATGTAAAAGACGTTGGATCACCTATAGGAGTTGTATAGGGATCTGTAGGTGCTACATTAGAAAAAGCGTCTGATTTAGCTTTTGATATATTTAACATATTATTAGGTTGTTTAATAGGGACTGGAGGAGTTGCAACAGAAGGAGCTGGAAATTGAGAATAACCCATTAATTCTGTAGGTGGTCCTTGAAATTGACTTAACGTATCTACTGGTGCAGAAACTTGAGGTGCTTGTTGAAATAAAGTACCCCCAGTTGGATCACCAAGGGGATTGTAAGCTTGTGCTCCAGCTAAATTCACTTGAGGTATAACAGGTCCTGCTGCTCCACCACCAAACATCTTAGAAGCACCACTACGCATATCCATTCTTAAACCTTGAGCTGCAGTAGGATTTGCATAAGCCATTGAAGCTGCTTTTATACCAGTATTAATAGCTTGAGATGATATAGCATTATTTAATTGTGTTTGAAAGTCTCCTATGTTCCTTCTGTACTTAGATTGAACATCACTTGAAAATTCTTTTTCTCTACCTGATATAGCACTTGTATTCATACCAATTGGAACAGCATCAGATTGTCTTCCATCACCTATTTCTAAACCAGCTCTTGCTCCAAAAAGAGAACCTGCTGACGCTCCTAAACCAGTAGCTAGTGCAAGACTTGCTCCACCTGTCCAAGGAGATGCAGCTAGAGCTAATAAACCTCCTGCTGCTCCACCTAACATTCCCAACCCAGAAGACCAAGCACCTGCTTTCTTTCTTCTTTTTTGTTCTTCCGCTTGTACTTTATCAAGATTCTCTTGAGTACGTCTCATTTGTTGAGATAAGAATAAATTTTGTACTGACATACTAAACCTCTTTTATAGGTATTTGATACAATGTACCATTTATATAAACTTTTAAACTAGCATCTGGTAAACCATCCCATGCCATTATATTTCCACCAACATCTTCTTGAGTATCAATGCTAATAGTTAAACCTGAACCTGTATTTCTAGAACTAATCGTAGCTCCTTTAAACTTTAAATTCTTTTTAATTGTTAAATTCTTTTCTACAACATGACTTCCATCATGACTCATCTCAGACTTCCACAATAAACCTTTTTCTTTTCTATATCTAGCAAGCTTATTGTCCTTATTAAGATACAGAACTTCCTCACCTTCACGCAAGGCTTGTATTGAAGGCTGAGTCTTAGATATTTTTATTTTATCTTGCTTTATATTAGTTAATCTTCTAGCTATCCTGTCCACTATGTTGTTCTCTTTTTAATTATTCTATATTCAATACTAATATCATTAATCCAAACAACAGGATCTTGACTGCTTGAATCGTATTTTATTTGAAGCTTCTCACAGGAAATAGGAGAAGCTGGAGCTATTTTTACAGTAGCCCAATCTTGTCCACTACTACCAGTTGCAGCTATAGTATTATTTAGTGCTGTAGTCCCATCATAAGTTACCGCTGTAAAATCATTAGTTATATCTTCATCTGATTTATAAGTAATATAAACAGCATATACTTTCTTCATAGATGAAGGATCTCCAAAGTCAATCATTTTTGTTGTAAGCTTTGAATTTGTTTTCTTTGAGTAAGGTCTTGGATAAGAAGCTGTATTTCTATCAAATGTATATATATCAGATTGACTACCTGCATCGTGAGCTATATATATATTATCACCAGTTATTACGCTGTTAGTTATTCCATCATTTGCATCAGGAACAAAATCTTTTATATATGTAAAAGATTGATTTTTTAAATTACACATATAAGCATCACCATTGTCACTTGTCCTTTTAATAACATAAGCCAAAGACTCTTGACCGTCATAAATAATAGCACTTTCAGTATCTAAATGACTACTCCAATCACTATCTGATATTTTATTTTCTGATAAATTTATAGCACTCTTACCATTGTATAAAAATAATCCATTTGGATTTGCAAATATAATTCCATACTGAGTTTTTTTAACAAGTTGAGGGTTTCTTACGCCCATATATCTTAAGCTTTCTTCCATAAACCAAGAAGAATCATCGGGTGAAGCTATATTAATTATATCTAAAGTAAATCTTTTAAAAGCCAATAGACGATCACCAAATGAATCTATAGCCGTATACCAATCTGCATCTCCTTTGGCTGCTTCTATATAATTAATAGAAGGAAATGTATCATACCTATTAGGCATTGAATACATAATTCTATCAGGTTTACTAACAACATTTGCATAAACTTTAGCTATTCCTTGTTCTTCATCTTTAATTGAAACATTACAAATAAAAGCTCTATTATTTGCAATGCAAGCATCTTTCCAGTTCTCACCTGCGTCTCCTAAAGCATTGCTAAATATATCAGAACTATAACCATTAATAACTTCATATGTAAGTAGACCCAATTCTTTAACAACAAAATTAGCTGATGCTGTGGCTGTTGGGCAATTAAAAGTAGTACTACTAGCATCGTGCCAAACTGTATACTCATCTGAAAATTTAGTTCTACAGCCTTTCGATAAATCTATATCAACTAACATAATCCATTCCGAATCAGTTCCTTGTTCTCTAATATATATTCTACCACCACTTAACCTAGGATCNTAAGCTCCTTTAGCTGTTACATTTAAAGATAAAGACTGTAAATCATTTGCAGCTGCTATTGTATGTGTATTTGTATANTTAAGCGGAAGAGACTCTTGATTTCCATCATATATAAATGTACTTGCACATTCATAAACACCTGCAGGTATAGCTCCGGGTGCATCGGTATCTGTAATTATATTAAGATTAAAACCAAGTCCTGCACTTGACGGGTATGTAGTATAATTAGCAGGGGTGTCTGTAGATGCTGAAAGTAAAATTTTGCTAGTTGGCGGTGCTAATGTATTATCTTTAGCATAATATCCTTGATAGTTATCAGTATTACCAGATGTGCCAATTGAAGCATCCCAACTGAAATGCTGTCTTTGAATGTATCCATACCATTTTATAGCAGAAGCGTTATTTGATACAGTATCGCAACAACGTATAGCTTCATCTACTTGATAGTATAAAACTTTAGAATTAACACCAGTAGCAGTAGAGTTTAATGTTATTGAATCTNCTTCCCATTTAGTACCAGCTGTATAACGAGAAAAAGTATCTATCTTATGCTCATCAGGATGAGCTAATAAAGTTATCGCATCNCCATATGCGTTTCCTTTAAAAGTACCATGCCATCCATTTAAGTAAGTTGTACCACCTANTACNTCCATGTCATGTTGAATGGATCTATTTAATATAAGATTATTGCCACTATGACCAACAACTTTATAATAACCCTGTCCACCAAAATCAGCACCCCCGTTCAATTGACTTCCCATACTAAATTCTAAATCTGCACCAACTGGAAAAGAAGCAGTTAAATCAACAGCGGCACCAGCTGATGCTCCTGAAATGCCCCTAGCTCCTAGGACTACATCATCTATTCCTCCTATCATATAGAACCCACGTTCACTTCCACCTGCTCCAGAAGGTGTACCATCTGCAGCTTCAAATGCAACAGTAACTCCATCTCTAATTCTATCAGTCTCAAAATATCCTAAACCATAATTAGGTTCTAAGTGATCTATATGACTTGTACTATAAGTACCAGTACCCAATCTTCCATTTATACTTATGTCAAATGTAGGAGTAAGGCAACCGAACTTATTAAACATAAAATTCTGAACATCTGCTACTTCATTATTTTTAATATCAGATTCATCTTGTAGTGTATTTAAACCGCCACTAAAGTCTCTTAATTGGTATACTTGTTTAGGCACTAATTATTTTACCTCCATAAGCAGTAACTCCATCAACTATATCAAGAACAACAATGTTAAAATTGTTATTAGTGAATATATCTATAATACCAACATTGTGACTCCAGTTTGTAGGTCTTCCTTTTAAAAAATCTTTTTCCATTTTACTTAAGCATCCCATTGAATACGCCATGTGTGCTCCATCAATGTGTTGCACGGTTGATTTTTGACTGTCATGAGTGTGCCCGTAGATAATGTTACATCCCATTTGCAAGGCGTGAGTTCTGGCATGATGTACTCCACTATAGTGACCTCCGTGATAGACGTACAACTTGCTTCCAAGGAGTTTAAATACTTTACCATACTTATGCCATTCATACCCTCGTTCCTTTATTTTAAAAGCTTCATAGGAAGAAAGATGAGACATGAAAGGATTCTCTTCCACGAAATTGTCAAACCAAAGTTCGTGATTACCTTGTGCCATAATTTTCTTTTTACACTTAACATCTTTTAAAACCTTATCTATTCTATCTAAACCAGAGTTAACATAATTTACTTCTTCCCAAATATCAGGAAGTTGATATTCAAGAGGTGGTCGTTTCCTCTTTTTCCATTTCCAATGAGAGACACTTTCACCTTCTACAAAATCTCCAAGACATAAAAAAGCATTAGGCTTTACTTCTTTTATTACATTTAAAGCACAAGAAAAAGCTTTTTCGTCTTCTTTTGGAAAGTGAATATCTGGGAAAACCACTACCTGATGTTTGATCTTCAAACGTAACTCCTATTATCATTATTATTCTTTTATTTCAACATGAACTAAATCATCAAAACTATTATCTGTTATATCGCCATCGTTATCCCAATCTCCACCCCAACGGATATTGACACCAAGCTGCTGTCCTATTCCACGTATCATTCCACCCATATAATGAAAGCCTTCACGATTTTCCCAATCAATTGGATAAGGGGAAAGATCTACAGCCTTACCCTCCATATGCTTAGAGTATTTGACTTTAGTAGCTCCTTTTGCTAGAAGCTCTTTCTGTCTTTTCTCACTTCGCAATCCTTCAATTATAGTTACATCCATAATTTTTATAAGCTCATTTAGAACATTTATTAATCTAACATCTACACCTTTTAGACGTTCTCTAGATCTTTTCCCAAATTTATACATTCTAAAATTTCCACACTAGCTTAACGAGAGCCATAATAACATCCATACACTCTTTAGCCAATTGCTCTCTTTCTTTCTCTGAGATTTTTCCATCCTTAGACGCATCTTTATATTTCTGAGCCACATCCTTTAACTCCTTTACTACGATACGGTACTTTTGAGCAACCATTGTGCCCATAATCGTAAATACCAAAACCATAGCATATGCAAAATTAGTCCAGTTCATCCAATCCATTTGTTACTCCAACTTATTATTAAGGTTACTATTGCCATACCACCTAGCATATAATTACGCCAGTTCTCTAAAGATCTAGTCCTGTTATTTAAAGCCTTTAATTGATCTTTAATATCAGGAAGTTCTCTATTAAGTATAGTCTCAATTCTTATAAGTCTATCTTTTAGATCTGCTCTATAAANGTCTGTTGATTCATAGTCCATTATCTATTACTATTGCCTCCATTGATTCTACCAGACATGTAAGATACTTTATCTGATAGCTCATTTAATTCTTTAGTTATATCTTCCCTATGTCTAAGAGATGTATCGTCTGATTTATTCCATCTATCTAACATTTTTAAAACAATTCCTTCTAAGTTTTCTAATGTTTCAGATTGTCCTTTATTTTCTATTTGTAAGTCTTGAATAGCCTTACCTTGATCCTCTGCTCTCTTAGCGTTCTGATATACCATAAAGACAAACATTGCCCCAACTACACCAATCATTCCTGCTTCGGAATAAACTGCTAAAAATTGTTCCATTAATTCTTACCATTACCTCTTATTATAGATTCTACCTTTGCACAAACTTCCATAAAGCCAATTACTTTAACTTCTTCTTTTTTCGCCAACTTAACGGATTTAGGTTTAAGTCTATTTTCTTTTGGTACCATTCTAGTTCTTCCTCCATTTTTTCATATCTAATACGTTCTTCAGATATATGTTTTGAAATAAGCTCGGATATTTGATCATTAGCTTCAGCCACGCTTTGTTCCAATATTGTGATCCTATTTTCAATATGCCAAGCTCCGTAAATAATCCCACCAACAAATACCAAGAGCTGACCAAGCCACTTAATATTAATATTGAGGGCGAGATTGTCATCAATGACATCGCCTCGTATGCTTCTAGCGGTTTTAGGCTTTCCATCTATAGACCCATTAGCCATCTAATCACCATAGTAAAAGCGAATACAAATCCTACAACACCTAACCAAAAGTATATTTCCTTATCTTCGTACACTTTTTATATCCTCATATTTATGATGATAGTAACACCAGTTAGTACCTTCATATAAATCAGTATACCAATGTACTACAGAATCTTGATCTACAATTTCACTAAAGATAGTAGAATAATGCGTAGAGTCTGGAGCAACTTGGTTTCCCAATAAAGATGAATTAGAGCAGCTAATAAAGAATGTAGCTATTACCATAGATAATAAGAATACAATATATGTACAAATGTAAAACTTTATATCGCTTTTTGGATTACTAAACATCTTCTTTAATTAACTCTTCCTTTTCAATGTCTTCTTTTAATGCGTCTAAGAAAGCCTGCTTNCCAAAACGCAACTGAGTAAGATTNAACTCTGAACTATTTATCTTTCTGTCTAAATCAGATANATGATTAATCATTGTTTTCTGATTATCACTTAGTTCTGATTCTTTGAATACTTTTCCAAAGATAGTTATTGTTTTGTCTTCAGGCTGTTCTTTTTGTTTTTTAGCCATTATTAACTCCTATTTGTTATTAGTTATATTTATTTTTAGGCATTAACCTTCTAAAGCCTCTACTCTCTTAGTCAAAGCATCTACTTGTGCAGATAATTCTTTAATCGCTGAAACATACATCGTATCTTTTTCAGTAATTTTTGAAATATAGTATTCATCACCATCGCTTTTTATAGTATCATAAAAATCATCTTCAGAAGTTGCAGTTTCTTTTCTAGTATAAAATGAATCAACTTTTTCAACTTCTTGAGCGATAAATCCTCTCTGAGTTCCCTCTCTTAATTTTGTTGCAACTTTATGCTCAAAGGTTACGGGGCGAAGAGCGTTTACTACAGCAAGACCACCACTATAATCTTTAATATTTTTCTTAAATC